CCGTGCTGCCATGACCGCTGACCCCATGGATCGCGAAGCCTGCTGCCAGGAGGGTGCCAACTGCGCCCGTACCTGCAAGACCCGTGACTGCCACATTGGCCGCTGCCTCAACCGATACTGAGCCAACCGCTCCAGTACCCGAAAGGCCAGTAACACTGACATTCGCAACGCCGGTTGCAACAAGCGTTCCGACAGCGCCAGTGCCTGCCAGCCCCGTTGGAGCAACATTGGCAGCGCCCGTAGCCGTGAGGGTGCCAACTGAACCTGTGCCTGCAACGCCTGTCGGAGATACATTAGCGGCTCCTGTCGCTGTTAAACTGCCAACAGACCCCGTGCCTGCCAGCCCCGTGACCGCAACATTCGCTGCCGCCACCACCGTAATGGTACCAACGGCCCCTGTTCCAGCCAGCCCCGTGATCGCCACATTGGCAACCCCGGTAGCTACTAAAGTTCCTACCGCGCCAGTGGCTGCGACTCCCGTAAGTTCGACAGGAACGGGTTCGCCCCACGGACCCTCTCCCCACTGAAGTCGGCCCCATCCAGTGATCTGGGCCATACGTTAACCTATGCTATGCGTATAACCGCATTACTAGCATCAGCAGTGGGGAACGTAATCGTAAAACTACCCGCTGTGCTGGTCTTATCACCACCGAAATCAAACACTGCTACAGAAGGATCTCCTGTCGCCGTATCGTTAAAGATCATGCAGCCTCTGGCTGTGATCGTACAGGTGCCAAACGTCAAATCACTAAAGTCTGTAAACGCCGTGGTGCCTGAGCTAGTCGGCTCGACCTTGGTTAACGTTCCACCTTTAGCCGTATAGTTCGTGCCCGTCGCTTCATTGGTCGTGGTATACGCCGTCGTTGCAGCACCCATGGTGGCTGAACTGGTATACAGCGCCAACTTGAACGTGTTTCCACCCGTGGAAAAGTTGTGCTTAGCCTGCAAGAGTTCTTTCTTGAAGCTTGTACACATTGCTTGTGTGATTGCCATTACAGCCTCCTAATGATTGCGGCCATATCACGGTGGCCCTGTTGTTCAAGTTTATTCCCTACCGTACACATATGACTCTCAACGGCCTTATGCATGTAATCAACAAGCAATGCTTCCACCTGCTTCTTAAACACATGCGCCTGTTGCCGAATTGGCTCAGGAGCCGTATTACTAATACTCACAATTCTGTTTGCCGCCATGCTGGCCCATTCTTCAGGAGTATGCCCACGACGATGCGTGGTGACTACCCCAAGAGTTCCAACCGATGCATCTAAGTCAGCTTGCAACATCAGTAATTCGTTGGCTCAACAGGCCCAGTAACCTTCATATTGTCCTGACGCCCATGAATGGACACCACGACTTCTTCTTCCTTATTAATTTCAGAAAATGGTGTCACCTTGAGGTTACCTTCTTCCACGTAGACCACCGGAGGATTCTCCAAGCGGTGATAACCATAAAGCCGTTCCTTCTCCCCCACATTGGTATCCAATAACGGTGACCGGGGAGCAATCCCAACATCCATACCTGCCACCATGCAGCGGGACAACCAGAATTCACAACAGGCACGCCCTAACTCGCCATAATGGATATTGGTGGAATAAGTAAAATCCACCCCAAATATACTAAGCTGCTTCACCCGTTGCCATAACGCAAAAGCAATGGCGTAAGAAATGGTGTTATTGAAATAACCGCATCCCAATTCCCCAACGATCTTTTCTAGCGGGTACAACTCTATTGCCGGTACTCGCTCATCCAATTCGCAGGAATAGATAGGACATGTCAGCATCGGCAGTGTTTTCCGCATCACTTCCGTTTGCCCACCAGCATCATCACTATCAAAGAAGCGTGAAGCTGGGTCCATCATAAAGACCCGATCCGGCTTAACCACCGCACACATCGAATTAACAGCCCAGACCTCGTCGTATTCTTCGCTGTGCGTAATCGACAGGTGATAGTCCAACTGGCTATGGCCAAGCCCTAAGAGAGCAACGTGCTTACCTTCTAAATTATCCAAGAGCACCTCTTGAGATGTCATAACGGAATTCATCACGAACCCCGTAAGATTCACCAAGCTTCTTAAGACCCATTACTCCACCCTGAAAGCGTTGTTCATACATCGCTGACTCTTCAGGACTCTTCAAAAAGTTAGCAGCTTCAACCAAAGAGCCATACAGCATGGCATCTGGCGCATTAGTCGAAAGCCAGGTTGTGCCATCGGAAGCACCTGCCGTTAACGAGGCCGGTCGATATTTATAATGAAGCTCAAAAGTGTAATCGGCATCCGGCGTTGGCGCCAAGATGAAAGTATCGTCATCAAATTGTGCGTAATACGCAGGCGTCCCAGTTGTTGACGCATTCGGCGTGTAATCACGGATAAACGAAACATGCTTAAACCATAGGTAGGTGTACACGCTGCTGCTGATCACCGCCAAACTAAAAGGAGATAAAAAATCAGTGGGCGACCCTAAATACGGAGTTCCCGAAGTAGCCGTACCCGTGACATTCTTTCGAAAAACAGGCAACTCAACCGTCTTTAAAATGCGTTCTTCAGCTTCTTTGATAAAGAGAGGAAGGTTCGTCACAAAGGTGGTTTCTGCACTTTCAGAATAATCTTGAATCGCCGTCTTTAAAGTATCGTAAGTAAAACTCATGTTGTGGTCACCGTCAGCGTTCCTACCTCACCCTCTGCCGCTAAACCAGCGAAGGCATAGCCAATGGAATCGCCCGTTGTTGTCGTCATCGCATTAGGATCGAATGTACGTACCAAACCTTCACCTGCTGTTGTGCTGACATCAGGACGAGGATTACGTAACGCTTCAGGATCTGCCGTATAAGGTACAGGCTCTAATTGAGGACTCTTAGGCTCAAAACATTCAGAACAAACACGAAAGCCTGTCCATTCTTTTTTAAGACTTGGATAAGGAAAGCGAAATCCGCATCTGTCACAGATGGCAATCGCATATTTGCCAGATGCATATGCCATTAAGCCCTCTTATAACTCCGTAAAGCAGGTGCCACCATCAGTGAAGCACGACTTTCGTCCTGATCGCTTGCTCGAGCAAACTCTTCTTCATAGACACTCTTTAAAAACTCTATGCGATCGGGAGCTCGTTTCATGGCAATGTAGTATGCCAAGCCTGCCGCCAAACACGGGTAGAACCGGAATGGCATATTCACCGTATTGATCGCTGCATCCGCATCTTCAATACGAATCAGACGATTCATGTACAACTTATCGGTCGCATTTTCCGATGCAGGCCAGAAATACAACCTGGGCGTAATTTGCTTGTCCAAGAACCACTGAGTCGGACGTGCTTCAGTTGATTTCGACGGAATATTCCAATATTCAGCCCGACCAATTTGCGACAACTGATAATCACGATCCGTTCCATCATCATTGGCCCGACGTAACACTACGTCCAGCACATCGATGGTGTACGCATCTAGATCAACGTACGTCAGACCCTTGGTGAGCGCCATATTGGTGTTATTAATCGTCCACTGATTCAAGCCACGATTGGCCCAATCAGCAAACAACAAATTCAGGGAACGACGGGCCGTATACCCGTCGTATCCCGTACGATACTCAAGACCGCAACGCTCGAATGCTTCTTCTACGTACTCTGCAACGTCTGGTTCAAAGTCTCTGGACCCTGATGTAGCCATTTAATCTCCTAGCAAAAGAAGACAGTGACACGATCTATATTAGTGATATCTGCATAAACACCATTCGACGCATACACCCCTTGATCAGGGATGTTTAATGTCTCATTGGTATTTGCATTAACAGCAATCGTTAAAATAGCCGTTCCAGAAGCTGCACTGGCATGGTCGTAAAAAACGACAGAGCCATCTGAAGATCCACCCGCCACAATCAGTCCACGTAGCCGACAAGGATGCGCTACAAGAGCGGCATCCGCTGTCGCAGTCGCTGTTTTTACATCAACGCCTACAATTCGTGATGGCATCTTATTTCACTCCAGAATTATGCGTCAGCAAACGGTGTAGCAATCGTTCCAGAACCAAGCAACATTCCTTCAACAAAATACTTCGCACTAGCAATTGCCGTTATACGCAGATAACTGCCAGCGACACCGCCTTGGGTGGGACCGTTTTGCGTAATGACGTCGTTAGAAGAAACATCTGAAACCCACGTCTTACCTGTGGCTGCCGTGGTAATCCCGGTATATACCATACCAAGAAACTTATCGGTGCCATCGGTCTTAATGTCCATATCCGTCGCAGC